GCGGATCAAAATCTGCTTCAGCATACACAGAAGTATCAAAGCACCATAACTTAATGCTATAATCTTCGTAAGCATCCATAATACCTTTTACTTCACTTAAGAAGTCTTTTGTCATGCTATTACTAATACTACCTGACATATCAAGTGCAATACAAACATCAATCTTTTCATCGTTGTTCATACCTGGTAGTATTGCATCCATGTGCCATGAACGTCTGTTAATTTTTTGGAAAGTAAAGTCACTTTTAATAGTGCTTTCAATTTGTTGTTGTAACAATGTACGCCAATCCATTTTAGGTTGTGTCCAAGACTCTATAAGTCGTTTAACACCTGCAGGAACATTACTAGCACCCGAACTCTGTGCCGCACCCATTACAGCCGCTTTCATCTCTTCTTTAATCTGACGCTTCTCTTCGTCTGACAATGAAGGACGTACACTTTTGCCGCCTTTAGAATCTCCATTACCTTCAGAAGCATCATTGGCTTTTTTGCCTTTACCATCTTCTTCAAGGTGGTCATCTAATACTTTTTGTAAAAGGTCTTCAATATCAATTTTGTCTGCGTTTTCATATAAGTCATCATACACTTCTTCAAATGACCAATCATAATATTTTCTATCATGTATCATTTCAACAAGTTTAATAGGTTCACCAACTGAGTTTTTAACAAGGTCGCCATTAACACAATAGTCAGCGGCAATGTTTGACAAGTTTTTATCACGTCCATGGAACCTTCCCATGTGGTCATAAACAACGTGCAACACTTCGTGTCCAAATAAGAACATAGTCTCGCCAACAGTTAGTGCATCTATAAATCTTGTATTGTAATAAAAACGTCTACCGTCTGTTGCCGCCGTAGGCAACCAATCGTCACCATTTACAAGTTCAAGCCTTGTAGCAAGTGTTCCAAAGAATGGATGTTTAATAAGCAAACTAACACGAGCTTGTACTAATTTCTCTCTAACTTCTAAATCTAATTTAGGATCAGTTTCAAAGCCTGTTTCACAAACAAACTTACCACTGCTTTTATTAGTTTGAAACGACATATATTACTCCTTTTGTTTAACTTATACTATTATAATAACATCTTTACAGTATTTGTCAATACCTTAATGCAAGGTTTTCTTAAATATTTGTCCTATTAATTGGGGGAATTCGTCTTCTATTTCTATACGAACTGCTTCTTCAATACCCGAATCTGCTATTGCAAGGATCTGCTTCATAGTGAATGCCTTTGTCTCTTTGTTCTTAGGCATTACTACTGTTTTTAATTGTCCGTTTGGACTAATGACAAGCATCCAGTCATCATCTTCAACAGTGTGAAGTAATTTTTTTATTTCTTTTTCGGTCATATAATTACTTATCTTTAAGTTTTTAGGGAATAAAGGTGGCCGAGTCTTAGTTCTCTGATGATCGGACTCTGGTTTAATACAACGTAAACTAGTATTCACTATTCATAACCACCTTATTCTTTTAAAAGCGAAAGGGGTTTTTACACCCCTTTCTAAATTACCTAGCAGGAGAACTAGGCGTTATGACTGGCTTTGATATACTTACCAAACCTGTCATAAAACTCTTTGTAATTCTTTAAATACTTAGGTCGTAATGGTATCTTGTAAGTAACCAATGCCGCCCTTGCACCAAGTACAACCATTTCAGTTTCAAAGTTATCCATCATAAACCTAAAGAAGTTATCTGCAAGTTTGTGGAATTTCTCAATACCTTTTGTACCTTCTTTTTCGTATGCTTCACGTAATTCGTAACACATAGAAACAGTAAGTGAATACCTACCTGAGATTTCAACACTTGAATCCAGTGTCTTAACCTTGCCTGCAAGTACATCACTTGGGTTAGGAAGTTTGCCACTGTTCTTTAAAGTAGCCATAAACTTAACACCAACGCCTTCACCAACTGCACCTGAAACTAGGTTTGCTAATGTTTCTTCGTCCATGTCATCATCGTCAATTAAGTCACTAACGAATGTCCAAGAACGAGGAGTTGCAAATGAACGACTTGAGCTACGTGGATCAAAGTCAAACAAGTCCTGCTTGTGAACTGTTATGTGACCAATAACATCTGAATGTATGTTATTATTGATTGCCCAGTTTAACCAAGACTCATAATCAACACGCATTTCTAAGTGAACGAACCTGTTTGCCAACGGTGCTGGCATCCTGTAAGTAACACCTTTATCAGTCTCCCTGTTACCTGCGGCAACAATAACTACGTTACTTGGAAGTTGATATTTACCAACACGGTTATTAAGAACTAATTGGTAAGCCGCCGCCTGTGTACTTTGCGGAGCAGAGTTAAGTTCGTCTAAGAACAATACAACTGTATCATATTGTTTAGCCAACTCAGGACTTGGAAGGTCAACCGGTGGTGCCCAATCCATAACGCCTAATTCTTTATTGTAAAACGGAATACCTTTAATATCAGTTGGCTCCATTAGTGCCATACGCAAGTCAATTAGCAATGCGTTTCCAATATCACCAGAATCAACAATGCCTTGCATCAGTTCTGATTTACCAATTCCCATAGGTCCCCAAAGGAACACAGGTCGCTTTTTAGCGAATGCTTTGAGTATAGCCTTGTTAGCGGCAATACTTGTTACGGTCCTATTTTCTGTTAATTGTGACATATTATCTCCTTAATTTGTCGTTTTTTTAGTTTATACTTTATAATAACATCTTTTGTCTTGTTGTCAACCTTTTTAGGCAACATTTTGAAATCCTAAACTTGCAACAACAGATTTATTACCGCTTTCATCTATGACAATATCTCCAACACTAACTGAATGCATTGGTTTAAATCTTTCTATTTGTTCTTCAGGGCCTATATTACCAACTTCAAATACATCTTCTAAATCGTTAGCATTAATATTTGCAACGTGTTCAAAGTAACCATCTTTAAATGCTTGACTGGCTGGAACATTAATATCTTCTGCAAGAATCATATCCATTTTAGCCTTCTGCTTTGGAACTGAATTATGTCCATGTTCATTGATCATATCAACATCAGCATCTGACAATCTAATTTGAAAAACTTTATACATATATTCAACTCCTTTGTTTAACTTATATAACTATTATAACACAAACAGTTAATGTGTCAATACCTAATTACAGGTATTTTGACATTTTTTCTTGCCATACTTCATAAAGTCCATCTTCAACGTTATCAGCATCAGAAGAACCAGCAAGTAAATCTTCATGGTGTTTCATTTTGTTAGTAAATTCATCAAACGATTCACAGTTTGTAATTTCTTTATTTGCAATGTCGTAAAACTTATCTACGTTATCAAATATATAACTACTCATTCCCATTTTTATCTCCTTTGTTTAATTTAACTTATACTTTATAATAACATCTATTGCCAATGTGTCAACCTTTTATTAATCGTGTGTTATATGAAGTATTTGAGCCCTTAAACACCCGTTAAATGGTAGTTTAATCGCTTATATAAGGGCCGTATACGGGATCTGCGGGTTTATGTGTAAACTTATAAGGGTTTGTTGGCTTCTAGATACAAATCTAAGTCGCCATCGTATAAAGACAGCATAGTTGCTACTTCTTCACCGAATAGTTCAATTTTAGGGAAATTGTTGGATAAGGATCCAACTAGGAAATATGGACATTCAATTACTTTATCCATATACAATACATTCTTAAAGTTCTGTATTGGTCGTTTAAGTTTTAAAGTGGTGTACTCGATATTGCAGTTAGCAACAAAAAATGCTCTGCCATTATTGGTTAGCCTTAGCCCACCATCTTCTCTAAAGTTTGCCCAAATCTTTGGATACAATTTATCTAGAGGTTCGTCTATACCAACTGCTTCTTTAAGCAGTATTTCGGTTAGCCTTCGTTTGTTGATTCCGGATATATGCATACGCCTGCGTTCATTAAAACTACTGTAAATTTGTCGCACTTGAATAGTACGTTAAGTTTTTTCGCTAGGTTGATTGCATGGCCCGGGTTTGAAAATGAAACTTTCTTATACTTTGGAGATGCGTATCCAATCATCGCATTAAAACTTTTTAAGTTGATTGGTTTTTGGTCATAAAATACTGCCCAAACACCTTCACTCGCAAGGATCTGATCCGTTTTATAGTCTTTGTCGACTTTTTCAATAAGAATTACTGGCTTTGGTCTACTCACTTATATTCTCCGATATATTTAATTACAAATATATTTATCCAAAGAACATATTAAATGCTACTATTATGAGTTAAAAACTCCACCGTCCATTTCGCCTGTAGTGGGTGCTACATCTTGCTCCAGTAGTGTTATTACTTTGTTTTGTAAAGATATTACTTTATCTTGTAGTTCTACAATGTCATTTACTATTAGGCTGGCTTGTGTTGTATCGATTGATACTTGATCTTTATGCATATCTCTACTGCTAGAAACTAGATGTGCAAATTCTGTTAGTTGTATACTCATTTGGGATCTTCCTGGTTCATACGCCATAACATAAACACCGGTAAGGCATAAGATAGTAATAAGATTAATATTAGACTAATCATCTTCCCTACTTTTTTTCCGTAGTGTTGTTAGCATATCTTCTTTTATTTTAAATGGACCAATAAACTCGTATTTGTCTAAGGTTACAAGTTTTGGACAAAAACTTCTTGTCCAACCATTCTCGTACCTAACAACATAGTAACCTGCACAATGCATACTTTGACTTTTTTCATTTTTAGAATATAATGGAAGTTTCTTTCTAACATCATATACTTCATTAAACGGTTGACTTGCACTAGGATACCCATGTACATCGGCAACGTGTTTTTCGTCTGTATTTCGTGTTACTTCGCCTTGTGGTGACTGAACAGTTACATTTATAACGTTAGTATCAATGTTAATACCAAAGTCCACAGTTAAACTAGACTTATCTACTTGTCTAACAATACCGTCTTTGTAACTAACTTCATATTGGTCACTAGTATCATTACCTACTTGTCTAAGTGTTCCACACTTTTGACCATCTGCTTCGATGATCCAAAATTTCTTTTCAATTATTGTTTTTAAATTATAACTCATTTATATCCTGCCTGTAAAAATTCTGCATACTTTTGAGCATTGTCGGCTAACTTCTGTAAATCATATTTGCCACAGAACTTTAAGAACTTTGCACCTACCATCGGGTGTTCTTTTATTGCCACAGTTTCATCGATGTGCGTATCTACAACATCTTTAACATCTTGAGGTTGCTCAGTTAAGTCTATCAAATGTACATTGCGAGTGTAATCATCTAATACACGATGCTCTACACCATGATGATCTACCCATCGTTGTAACATCATGTTGTTCCAATTAAAGCCTTTGTTCTTACGATCCTCAAATGCTTCAAGTAAGCCTACTTTGTTCTTAGTGCCTTTCTTACGAACACCGGGGAACGCACTAAACACATTATCACTTGTATCGCCTCGCATACATTTTTCAAACAATAACCATTCGGGATCAGGTATTGCTTTAGGTAACTTTGTTTTCTTATCAACTACATACTTACCCTTGTCATCAAAGATGCCTTTTAATGTATGTAATTCTTGTGTAATACCGTTATACTGTGTTACCTTATCAGTTATTAACTGTATAAAATCTGTGTCACTACTAACAATACAATGCTCATCTTCCGGGTGCTTGTATACCCAACGTGCAATTATATCGTCTGCTTCTGCAATCTTACATTGTAATACACTACAGTTAGTCTTATCTTTTAAGAATGTTGTAAGGTCGTCAAAGGCTTGCCAAAACAACTGATCTTCTTCTTGTTCTGCTTCTGTAAGAGCCTGACGTGCTACTGCACGATTCTTTTTATAAGGCTCATAGAAGTCTTTACGCCAACTGCGTCCTTCTAAACAAAATACAACATGATCTGCACCTTGCTTCTGATATGCTTTTAATACCGCATTAAGAGTAATGTGCATTGCCAGTCCTAATTTCTCTTCTGCTGACGTACCTCGATATGCTACGTGACGAGCTCTAAAGAAAGTATTTGCAGTGTCTACTAATAGATATTTTGTCATGTTAGTCCTTATTGATAATATTTGGTGTAATA